TCCACATAATCACTATCAATAATACCCTCTTGGTTGACCAGAATCAACCCCCGCTTAAATGATAATCCAGAACGAGGATGAATGCGAATCGACCAACCTTTTGGAATATCAAATATTAGATTGGTGGGAATCTGAACACGCTCACCTGGCCAGATAACAAACTCCTCATTCATAATCCTTTGTTGGTCAAATTCATCGTTTGAAGTGTATAGTTTCACTTTCTCCCCACGAATCAGGGAAGCGTGAATATCAAAACAGGCTGAACCTTCTGTAGCAAATATAGGAGCTTTTGCGTTGGGATTTAGTTTATAAAACTTCAATAGATTTAGTGTCGAGGAGTCGCTCGCACGCGAGCGTGGCCCACGGATTCGTTGTGTATATCGAAGTGTCTTCGTCAAGTTATTCGTTTACCTATATTATATTTCGCTTGTAAATCCCAATCGCTTTTATCGCGATGGGCAATAATTTTAATCTGATTCAAAGACACTGTTGGCTCGTTTGTTTTTTGAGAATCGGTTAAAGAAACCAATCCCCACTCAGCCAACAAATTGGTAATTGTATTTCTCCGCGCAATATCATTGTCATTAATGTTAGTAGGCTTTCCGTCTAGGGCAAAAAGCTCTTTGAAATGAACAATGTAATACCTACCCTTTTTGTGTAAAATATGACAAGATTGAAATAGGGTTTTTTCTTTTCTGCTAGATACACCTATTCTAGTGAGTGTTTCGCGAACTTTTAAGAAATCATCAGCTTCTTCTAATTCTACTTCGACTAGGTCATCAACATTAAGTTGAATCACCCTTCTTGGTTCTTTTTGTTCTGCTGTCATTTTTCAGCCCACCTTTGTCTAGATGTTCATGTATTAATGACAGTTGACTCCCCGAAAAAATGTCTAAAACTTCCCTTGCCTTTTGATTGCTATATCCATAATATTCTTTAATAGCATCTACGTCTTTGTTTTCTTCAGGTTTCAACCATCGGGAGAATCTTCTATTCGCCCTAATGGTATTTAGAAGAAAATCAAATTGCAGCTTATTATCTACATGTGATTTTGTGTTTATTTCATTTGCATACATCACCGTATCCAAGAAATAAGATAAGGTTCGATTAACCACAAATGGAAGATACTCACCCTCCGTGAGAGCATCCTTGTCCATAAGATTGTCTTTGGATTGATTAATCGACTTTAAAAAATCACCTAACTTTGCCATAGTTACTACTAACCTTTTTTAGAAACGCCCCGAGCAAAATTGCTGCTAGAATCGAAACAATAAACCATGTGACAAAAAACCAAAACATCATAATTACTTATATGACCTCCATAGAGTTTATTACATCATAAAGAATAGGAATGGCATTGTCTTTCGCAAACTGGTGTTCGATAAGAGTGCCCTTTCCCTTTTTCCAACCGGGGCAAAAGAAAACTGCATCACACTTCTTGATGACAGCCAAGTCTGACGAAAGCGTATCTTCATAGTTAATCACACCATCTTCGTATGCCCATTCGTCATTCTCGATTGGGCAAAGAACTGCCCAACCCTTTTTCATAAACTTGATGGAAAAGTATCGCATGATATTACGATTCATCCATCGTTCCTCTTCGCCCAATGTACCACCATCACTATATCGACCTGCGACATAGATGACTGGCTTCAATACATCTGTGGGTAGTATTCCCATATTATATAATTCTCCAATAGATCAAAATTACCATACAAAAGACACAAAACGTCAAAATACAAAGCTGATATATCAACTTAGCAATTTGATGCAACCATCTGTTGGTTCGATTCAGCAATTCCAGTTCATGTTTTCCAACGTGTCGTCTTTTTTTAATTCTTGGATATCCCCAAGAAAACTTTTGCACCACTCTCAGTTATCCTTATGCGGGATGATTATGAATATACTTCTTGGGATAGACATCCCCGTTCTCCAGACACTTTTCATCTTCGTATTCAGAAATCTTTCTGCGATACAACTCCAGTTTGGCACATTCCAGAACGCCAATCACCTCATTGTATTTTGCATAGTTGGGAGTATGCCCCAACCATGCATTAAGAATTTTGGTGATCGTGTAATTGAGATTGCCTGGATTGCCTGCGTCTACATCCTTGTCAATAGGCGCCAGCAACATCGCCACAAGGTTATCAATTTCTGGGTTCAATTCCATTCGTATAAATTTATCAATGTACGGCATTCTTATTTCCTTATTTAAAAACCATGAATTTCATCATGACACCCGGAATGAACAAGTTCAAATTCACTACCGCCTCTTGTATGAGGAAGCCCTACATGATGTCCTACCGCCTGTTTCATAGTCATCTTTTTTTCACAGTAGGCACACAAATGATCTTGTTGTGTAAACAATATTTGCTTGTCTTCAGGAGAAATCCTTCGGACAGGATTTGTTTTGGGTTTAATAGGCCAGTTTGCTCTGGAACCTATTGTATCTTCTAGCTCATCCACAATCATATCATGCTTTTGCTCCCACTCTCGCGCAGTCTGACCGGTTGCAATATGACCATAATCACTCTTAATACACTTTTTCTTATCTTTATATTTCTTGAGTGAATTGTGAGTATTAACAAAATTCTCAGCAAATTTTCCTGGATCTGGAAAAAGACTACCAAGAGTTCTCAATCTCTTACCTCCGGTCGTGGTCATCAAATGTTGCTCACATCGTAGGAAATTATAAAGTCCTTCAAAAGCGTGCAAGTCTCCAAAGGCCTTGGGACCATTAGGGTGTTGTTCAAGAAATGGAATAAGTTGTTCCATAAATTTCCACGCTTGAATTACACAGTCATCTCGACCTTTCGGATTGTTGTCTGCGAAATTATCCCACAAACCACCTTGCCCATCTTCGGATGGATGTCTATATAGATTCTTATAAAAATTCATATTGTGCCCATATTCATAATTGGTCTGTTCATCGGGCCCATACCACTTAAACACCATAGCAACCATTTTAATAATTGCGGTATCTCCTTTGTGTCTAGTTTCGGTTAGTTTCCACATATCTACCAATGGATGCTTTTTACAAAGATCAAGCCTTTCTAAAAGTTTCCAACCTTTAGTATCAGAAACCTTGGAGGCCTCGGGGCCCCGAAACCAAACCCGAGCGATGCTGTGCAATTCATGACCATAGTATGAATTTAATTCTTCTTCATCATTAACCGATAGCCCACTATTCAACCGACGAAAATAAATACCAACCTGCGCGGGAGAAATACCGTGCCAAATCCTTCCTTCGATAAATGGATATGATAAAAATATCTTTCTATTCTTCTCACTCAGCATCGAGAATGACTCCCACCTGCCTGTTTTCTTATAGTTCTTATTAAACCACTTCGGTGCGCCATCCTGTCCTGTCATAAAATTTTCAATAAGATTAAGACGATGGGACCCATCAAAGGCACCAATTCCTCTTTCCGGATGAATTATAGGATAATCAATAAAAGCAAAATAATCAATAGGCACATGATTCATAATAGACTTGAGAATCCCTACTGATGTTTGCAACGAATGCCCCTGTGAATCTCTTTGCCAAGGACCATTTCGTTCGCACACATATGTTTGACGAAACTCATCAATTGTCATACAAATACTTGTAGTGTTGACTGTGCTTTCAAACGGTTCTTTTATCACCCGCGCAGGAACCTGACTCCGACGAAAAGACTCTTGTTCCTGATGTTCCTGCTTACGATTTGCTTTTGCCCTACTACCTGACATCTTAGTTACCTTTTCCATTATTAAATTAAATTGTATTCTGAACTTTCATATAAGAGTATATCACATAAGAGATACCCTGTCAATTACCAATTTTAATTGTATTCCGAACTATCATAATAGCTTTGCCTAAAAGATTCTCGCCTTGCCAATTCGACTCATCTAGAATCCTATCATCATTGTAAGATAACCCTACTCCCCAAATTGGATCTTCATGGCTACCTTCTACAATAATTTTATTTTCGGTAGACAAAAGCAACTTTTTTAGTTCTTCGTTCTGACTAAACTTGAGAACATTTCCATCAACCACAATATCAAATTTGTGTTTATTCCAAACATCATCATCATAATCAGATACTAATCGACCTAATGCCTTTTGATTCCCGGGCATTTGTTCTTTCATAATTATACTATAAACAACGTGATCCCCAAACAACTTGGCTTTTTTACTCATCATATATTGCTCACAGCAACTATATGAAACGCCTTCGTCGTCCACCATTTTTGATGAATGCCATTGACAAAATATTCCATTCCAGAAATAGATGTGAGTATCAGTTTCTCGTTCCCATAAGGGGTTCATTTAAATTCGCCTTCAACCATCAGTTCAGTCAAACAAGCCACCAAGTTCAATTCTTGGTCAGCCGCAAACGCAGACTTGTATTGATAATCTGCGAGTGTAATCACCGTCTGCGGAATTGCAGTCGGCTTGAGATAATCATATAGAGTATCATAAATCTTTCGGTAAATCCTCTGCGGATCGTTGTCCACATTAAGGGCAACCCAAGCTCGCATATCCTTGAAGTGTTTAGCCTTCAATGCAACCATCAATTCTTTGAGATTAATATCGGCAATCTGGGAAAGAACGCCCGTGTCAATTGTGCCGCTTGTCGAATAGCGTTGAAGCTCATTCAAGACCCGACGGAAATCGGGAAAGTGTTTCATAATCAATTCAGCCACGACCTTCTTGTCATAGGAAATTCCTTCCTTGTCAAGAATGTGATTCACCCGAGTCATGAACTGGGAGGCTAGTTTAGCCTTGTCGCCATTGACGATTTTGAAATCGACAACCGAGCATCGAGAATGAATCGGCTCAATGATACGATTCTTGTAATTGCAAGTGAAGATGAATCCACAGTTGCCTGCAAACTCTTCGATGAACCCACGCATGGCTGGTTGGGTGGACTGCGGATTAAGATAATCTGCCTCGTCGAGAATCACCATCTTTCGAGAATCGGTGAAACTAACAGTCGAGGCAAACTGCTTAATCTTGGTTCGCAGCACATCAATACCCGACTCTTCTGACCCGTTGACTACAATGTAATCAGCTTCGGTCATGTCGCAAAGAGCCTTGGCTACAGTTGTCTTGCCGACACCTGGTCCACCAGAAAGTAAAAGATTCGGGATTTTGTCTTGTGCTGCAAAATCATTGAATGTATCTTTTAGAAATTTTGGAAGAATACATTCGTCAATCGTGTGTGGTCGATAGCGTTCGACCCACAAGAATTGCTCGTTCATTATATAATCCTATTACGAAGCGTCAGTATATTCAGACTCGTTTTGTTCGACGGCCACAAAGTATTCGGCCTTCTTTCCATCAAAGTGAGAAATGCCCTTTGAAGAAATGCGTACATGATAATCATCCGGAATCAGCTTCAGGTTATCAATCTTCAACACCATCTTGAACTTCGCACCAGAAAGAGTTTCTCCATTTAGCTTAATCTTGAAATTGTTCGATGTACTATTCTTGACATCGGTTGCAACGGCAATCAAATATTCCCCAGCATCATCAAGTGTGATAACAAGATTGGGTAGACCAAGAATGTTAGCCGCCTTTTGCAATCTGTCCAGACTCTTCTGAGGCAAGTCGAATTCAATATCCCCGTCGCACTCCAGTCGCTTTTCGGGAACCGTAACTATAGTGTTCGGGTCGGCATAAACATACTTGAGGTTCGTTTCGCCCTCGACAATCTCGACTGCATTTTCACCAAAGTCAAGATCGGGCGAATCAAACAGACTCAGCGTTCCAAGAAATTGGCTCAGGTCATAGATACAAAAGGGCGTATCAAAAGTTTCGGCCACAGTTGCCAAACCCAACAATGTCTTGTTTGGCGAAATTGTCCTTAGCCTACTTCCTGCCTTTACTTGAATACCGTTGTTAATTGTCGCAAAGTTTTGCAACACAGCCAGGGTATTATTTGAAATTTTCATTACGAATTGTCCTCATTATTTTTATTCTGATAATCTATAACTTCATCATGGGCTTCTTGAATTGTTTCATGAAAACTTCCGCCGACCTCTTCATCATCTTCGTCAAAGTATCTCACCATATACTTGCCGATTGTCGGAGAACCAAGAACAGTTTCCTCATCAAACAAAACTTCAATTATTGCCTTACACATCAACCTCATTACGAATTATTCCTTATCATCATTTATAGTGCATTCGCTAAAGTGCATTAAGAGTATAGTATAGTGTATTGCTTTGAGTAAGTCAAGTCTATTGTGACCTTTTTTCTTACCAAATCGCGAAAGGTATTTCATTGCATTGGCTTGGCAAAAAGGTGAGGCAATGTCAATTGAATGAAGCAAATCTTGAATCTGAAATTCATTCTTTCCAACATAATGTTCGCCATATGTGGATTCGATATACTCCTCAATTTCCTTGAGGGATTCTCGTTCATTATATTTCATTTATTGTCTAGGCCTCGGCCAACTTAGCCTTGAGTTTAACGATTTCAGCCTCGCGATCCATTTTATTGCGCTCAGACAGTTCCCATTCCTGTTTCCATTGGTCGCGGCTCAGGCGAAGGTCTTCTACATCTTCAATCACACCCCGATTCGGACCAGTCACTTCACCAACCGCAGCCGCGTGCATTTGGGCAACCAAGTGGCAAGCTCCTTGATGTTCTTCTTTGAATCTCGCCGCTTCCGCTTTCGCGTATTCTAATTCTTTGATAAGAGATTCACGCCGCCAATACTCTTTGTTAGGTTTAAAGAAGAATAGATTGAACCCTTTATATTTCATTATTTTTTACCTTCTGATGTGGCCTTCTTCTTCTTCTTTGACTTTTTTTCAGCCCTACGTTTTATGGCTGCCTCGCGCCTGCGCGTAGCCCTGTCTTGTAGAGTGGCTGGCTCTGTATCTCCACCCATATATGACATTGGTGGAGTCGGTGGAGCCAGAATTGGAGCCGGGGGTATCAACCCAGGGGCCACGCCCGGCGGCGTAATAGGCGCACCGGCTTGATCGCCGGCCTGTGGTCCTCCAGCCTTAGCCAAAGGACCACCTAACATTCCTCCATGTGTCGCATTAGGAACTTGTGCGATTGCAGGAATATTACCGTTGAAGTTATACGAACCCATATGCCCCATTTGCATCCATGGACACATGAAAATTTTAATATCAATATCTCGCGACCATTGACAAAACATATAGTCTTCGGAAAGATAACGATTATGTATCGGTTCAATCACCGTATCGAAATAGGCCATGATCTTACGAGTACCATCGAAATGCTCTGAACGATTATGATCGGGGGTGTATTGAAATTCAGGATACTTCTTGTTCCACTTTTCAAACACACGGCGCTGGATCATCATGAATCCAGTTCCGCCTTCTAAGACCTCGACTGGTTCACCAATTGCAATTTGATTTGAGTCTCCAACCGGATTGAAAACAAAGTCGCCAACAATTTGCTCCAAGAATGCAGGATCGTTATCGGCTAACCCAGCTTTTACAGCCGCAACAATTCGTTCCCAGGCAATGCACTTCTTGGGATAAGGACCACAGACAATATCGCGATCTGAGTCTGGATCTGCAATTGCAGCCAGAGCAAATACGTCATTAGGATTAAAGTGAATGTCGCTGTCGATGAACATGAGATGGGTATAATCACTTCTCAAAAATTCATCGACCAAATAGTTCCGCGCTCGGGTAATTAAACTTTCATTGAACAAATAAAAGAATTTCATATCTAAGCCATATTTGGCACCCATTGCCGACAAATCCAAACAGGCTTTGGTATACATCCCAGAACATTGCCCACCATACATGGGGGTTGCGATGAAGATTTTGCGCTTACGCAATTCTTCTATTGGAATTTGCATTTTCAATTCACGGTCTCCTTAAACATTAATAATAATAACGATATACTATATAGTCTAAGCCGACTTCGTTTTCATTAACCTATTGTAAATTTTTTCGTTCACCTAAAACGGAATATCATCATGTTCTTTTTCAAAACCAAAATCTAAAGACTCTTCTCTCACGATCTCAAAAGCCGTAATGCTGTCCATTCGGAAAGATCGCCAATCAGCCTTTTCCATGTCAAATGCAGCAAGCACTTCCAGACTCTTCTTTCTTATGGAATTGTTCTCGGAAAAATACTTTTTATGCTCCGGAACGAATTCGTCCTGGAGTGTGCAATACATTTCCCGAGAGTCCCCATTCTTCTTGGTGAATGTCACAAGAAGAATATCTTCGGCGAGCATTGACTTCAAATAGTCGCGCTGCTTGTCTGCATCCAAACCTTCATAATGTTCGGTGGCACAACTATTGATATATTCAAGCTCCATCAAATCATCTTCAAGCTCCATCATAAATCATCGCCCTCCATTCAAGATCGTCTCGACCAGTACACTTGGCTTCCCATTCGTCAATTTTGTCAGGCGCAATATCGTCCTTCCAACCTTCACGACGGAAAACTGAATCAACCTCGACATTTGTAATCGGGGGATTCTCGCCATGCTCTTCTAAAATTTGTAGATCAATATTCGCTCTGGCGATATATTCATACTGGTATACTTCTTCGTCCGTGGGGTTATAATCACCCTCATGGCCACATGAAGTACACCGAACGCCCACAAAATGTTTCGGACCCCTCTTTGTCAGAGAGAATCCAAAACATGCTGGATCACGATTATTGCACTCGGAACAAATTATCTTATTTCCGATAATTTTCTGCCAAGCCTTTTGCTCTGCTATCTGTTCGGGTGTTTCATCCATAATCATTTATTTCCTTCTAATAGTAGACTTGTCCTCTCCCAGCATCATGGGAATGTAAATATTAGTTGTAAGAATTTCGCTTATTTGTTTTTGAAACCTTTCCAGGCAACCAAAAAACTCTCCGTTGACCGTCTCGAAAACTAGATTGGCAACCTCTTTCGAGGCGCCTGAAATATACTTATCTAAGGCATCCGAAAGCTCTCCACGAACATCGGAGTCTTCGATTGCATTCATTGTAGTATTAGTAATAGGTTCGGGCATATGCACATGTCCTCTTTAACGGATATATTCCGAATATTAAGAATTATTTATCGAGAAAGTATAATACCAAAAACTACTAAAATCAACCAAATTTTAAATAGTCGTTTTGTACCGAATACGATTCGGAAGAGTTTCGATTCCATTTTTATTTTCCTTATCCAATGCCGTATCCTACGGCATATGCACATGTCCCCTTTTAACAACGGATATATTCCGAATATTAAGAATTATTTATCAAGATCATTAGTCGCAGATGCCTGATTTCGCCAGTCATCATAGATGTCGAGGTCTTTACGAGGGCGACCGCCGCCGTCATAAAACTCGTGCGGAGGATACTGCACTTCCAGCAAACCCTCTACATCATGGCGAACCAAGGTCAATGCAATATTCATTTCCTTGGCAATCTCCGAAATCTTCAATCTTGCATAACCAGGATTAAGCTGCCCGCCGGCAGTCTCAGTTTCCTGCATCAAATCAACCAACTTGACATATACAGATTCTAGGGGATCGAGGATTTGCTCGGCTATCGAATCGAAATGTTCATTGTTCATTTTTCTTTTCCTTAAATGATGCCAATGTTGTAACCTACGGCATTTTGCACAATCAAGGGATTCGGGCGAAGGGAGATTTCTCCCAAGTGCCCACATCCACAACCCACCGATACGCGAAGTTTTCCGGGGTCTTTGTTTTGTAATCCGTCCCGATCTATAATGGACAGCCCCAACCGCTCCTGATCTTCGGGTGACTGATAGGCCTGCCCACACTTGGAGCATGACAGCCCCATGTCCTTGAGGACTTCCTTCACCATCCAAATGCTATTTTCTTCTGGTGTGCCAATGACCTTGGCAAGTTTCTTAAACATGTCTTTATCGTATGCCATTTATATTTCACTCAATCGGGGTCTAACATGTCGCCAAACGTATCGGACAAATCGTCGCGGACCACAGAAATGGCCACATCCAAAAGCTCCTTTTCAGCCGGGTCTTTCATCAGTCGATGAAGCCGTATCAGGGGCGCCAAAATCTCTTCAATCAGAGCAGCTTTCATGTTGCTGTAACTCCTTGTTTTCAAAAGGTTTTTGCGCGGCGGAGGATGCCCTCTCCGGGCACTTTCTCCGTCGTGCGATACAAGACGCGCAGGGTTCAGGAAGTCTTCCTGAGCGGCGGTGAGTGAAGGTGTACTCTCGCTCGGACTCCTCGCGCACGAGCGACCCTCAGGGAAGCCGTTATCACCGAGAGGGTCTTGGCGTCCACGGTGTCCAGGATAAGACTCGTCAACTCTTCCGAGTCCAAATTCAGAAGCTCCGTGCGAGCTTCGGTCCGGGCCCGCTTTTCCTTCATGCTGTTATTGATACTTGCCATCACTTGTTTTCCTTTTTCTTGTTGTCAAAAACCAACTTTTTGAATTCCTCTTGTTTATCTTTTGTGGGGAGCAAGATGTATATAAGCCGTTCATCCGCAGTCATCCCATATGTTTCGTCGCCAGGAAGTTTCCCTTCTCTTAAATGTGACCAATCGCTCATACCTTCAATCCTTTTTCTTGGTGGTGATGATGAAGGGAGGAGGATTCTCCAACTCCCAGGCCTTGTCGCCGATCTCAAAAGAATTGAAATAGCGCCAAAGAATGTTTCCGACTCGACCATTGCCATCGGCAAACGGATGAATCGTTTCAAACTCCTGATAGAATTCGTCGGGCGAAATGCGCCCTTCGGAGATGGCGTCGAACAAACTTTCCATGGCTCTTGGAATCAACTTGGCGGCGATGGCTGCATCGGGATTAGGATCCCAACTTCCAGCTTCCTCGTTCCAAAACGTGACTGCCCCGACCCGAAACTTTCCTCGGTTGTACGGTTCAATGAGAGTCGCCAGTTGGCAAACCCAAGCCATGTCTTCGCCGAGAAGGGAACGCGGAGGAAACCGGATGGCGCCATGAGTCGCATCGTCCGATGCTTGTTTGACCGCTGCATAGGCCACAGCCATTCCAGCAATCTCTGTCGGATACATTGCATTTTGCTGCTCACATTCATGAACAATGTTGGCAATATCAGTTCGATTTATCATCATCATAATAGGGAGTTTACTTCACTTTCATGTCAATGTCAATAGGTTCGCACAAATTGGCGAACCTTAT